AGGATCCCAACCCATTTGTTCACACATCAAGAGATACTGCTCTTGGCTTATACCCCCGCTTTGGAACTGGTGCTGGAGGTACTTTGTAAGTTTTTTTCGTCAGTCTCTCTTTTAGTGATAGAAAACTGCTCAAACTCATTCATAGTATCAGTAATAAATTGATCAAAAATAGTGGAATTAGTTACCAAATCACGGGCTTCTTCTATAGAATACTCAATATCCTCTTCTGAATCCATTGAACTAATATCAACAGGTAAAAGCATTGGAAGATGTTTAACTTTAAGTCCCTTCCAGTTTTTAATTGCTTTTTCTGTATAAGCTGATAAAAACTTATCATTATCAATTTCTTCTTCTCTTTGTCGAGTTCTTTTATTAAACTTAAAAGTTAGACTTTGATTTCTAATTTTAACCAAATCCTCTCTGTTTAAATATACTAAACTAACTATAAATCCCTCAATATCTGGGAATTCAACGTCGACAACTGTTTCAGTTGCCATTAGGGATGCGATCTTACTCATTTTTCCCCTCTCCTTTCTATATAAAAAGGGTGTTCACCGATTTCAACTTGAGTTTAGCCGAGGGGAAAAGCTAAACACATTGTTAACACGATGAACACCCACATGAAATTTTATTTTAGTTACCCCTCTATAACTAAATATTTATGCTGCTTCAACAACAAACGTTACGTTAGCACCTGCACCTTTTTGAGCAGTTGTCTCTTGTGCTAAGAACTCAGCGCTAATACCAACAACATCTTCAATTGTGTGTGTTGGGAAACTAAACTGAGTAGCCTTCATATCGATTGCAAAGTAAGGAGCTGTAGCGCCACCAATTTTAAGGTTGGCTTGAGTTCCTTGAGCAATTGAAGTTGAAGTATTTGCAACAATATTGCGTAAGAAGGAAGCAGAATTATCACTTGCTGTAGCGCCACTTCTGAGATAAGCACTAATTGATCCTGAAATTGTTTGCACGCCTGTAAACTGCGTAATTGGTGAGTTAAGGCTTGCAAGCTCTTCTGGTGTTAGATACGTAATGTTGTTATTAACATCAAAAGTAAGTCCTGTAACAGGGAAAGTATAGCTTGCTGTATCTCCACTGGAAGTGTCAGTAATATCAATAGTTGATAAACGGTTTTTAATAAACTCTGCACTAGTAGATGATCCTGCAACGTTATAAGAATTCCAAGGATGATACTTAGAAGTATTTACTGTTGTACCATTAGTCTTGAAAATATCAACTGTAGATGCGTCAGCTACGGTAGTGCCGTTATTTAAAACGCCGCCAAACATATTAATAGCAACGTTTCTTGGTGCTCCTGTGAGTTCTACAAGGTTAGTAGCAAAACCAGTCCAAGTAGTAGTAGCAATACCGTCAATAGCAGCATCAATAGATGCTTGGTTAACAGCAGCATTAGCTAGTTGGTAAACAACGTTATCAACTTTCATATATAAATGTGCTTCTGTAGCGGTTGCAAAGTTTGGGTTACAAGCAGCAACGTTAGAGGAAGCCGCACGCTCACGGTTTTCCCATTTAGCAATGGATGTATCTGCAGTGCCTTGCCAAGCACTCTGCATTTTAGTTCCGTCAGCAGGTGCAGTTGCACTAAGCAATGCTTGCCATAAAAACCAGTCTGCAACAGGGGTAGCGTTACCGTTTTGTAGTAAGTTAGTTGTAGCTGCTCCGTTAATTGAGGTGGCTCGTGTGGGTTTCAAATATGCCTGGAAGTTCCAGTCAACTGGGTTAATAGCTGTATTGAACCTCTGTTGAGAACGATCAGGTGATGTGCCACTTTCGAGCGATGTAATGTCTGTAGTTGCCGCTGATTGACTAAATGCATATCCTGCAAGTACTTCAACCTGCCAAGTGTTGGCGGGACTCATTGCAGTAGCGGCAGCGCCACCATTGAGGTCAACGGTGGAATAGAAAATTTTTGTATTTCTTTGTAAGTTAAGCGATGCCATTTCTTAAAGCTCCTTTAATCTTCTATCTCATACTCAACGTTTATGAAAACTTCTCCAAGACCAAATGGTTCTAGGAGTCCTTCGTCTGTTGAAATATTTGATATGCTAAATTGTAGTATTCCTTTATCAGATTGACTTGGTATGCTATATGTAACATGTTCCACGTCTTCTATCAAGTTTTCTAGACCAGCTTGCGCATTTTCTTGATATATATAACACCTAATAACTATAGGAAGATTAGCTAAAGTAAATCCTTGAGTCTGATAATCTCTGGTTTCTGCTCCTGCACTTAAATATAAAGCAGGAAAATCATTTATTTCGTCAATAAATTTTAGCTGTCTAAAAACGTTATTTGCCAAATCAAAGTTATAAGTGTAGGAATCGTCAAAAGTTGAAGAGTCACCATTAATTTTTTTTAATTCTGTGACAAGGAAATTTACAATATCTCTTCTTCGACTGTTTGCCATTTATTTTTTTCCCTAGCCTATATAGAAGTATAACAGACCATTTTCTTGTCTGCAATCTATAAGTTTTTACATCTAATAAATATCTATTTAATTTCCTTTTAAAACATTAAATTGTCTTCCAACTCTTCGTTGGGTTATGTTTCTAATGCTTCCCTCAATGGTTTCATTAGGATTTCTTGAGGTGTTTTGATGTACTTCGTAAATAGGGTTATAATAATATCTAATTAAATTACCTCTAACTTGTGTCATAACACTTCTAACAAAACGTCCTGTCCTATTTGTTAGTATTTCATCACTTAGAGGAGGTCCTTGTAGAGGTCCTTTAGGCATTCTCGCAAACAATGATCTTTGAACTGCTGCGGTGAGTTGTGCAGAAGAAATCGTTTGTTGCATAGTCGCCTTTTTAGTTCCTTTTGCGGCGGTCTTACCCCCCTTAAAAGTAACTTTTTTTGTAATTGTCCCTGCAACTAGCAAGGGTAGCTGAGATTGCACTTGATAAGGTGTGTCCATTAAAGTAGGGTCAAGTTCTCTAGCAAATTGTATAATTTCTATCAAGTAGTCAATATCATATTTTTTTCTTCCTGCTTGCATAGCAAAATAATTCATTAGCTGACTACTACCTACTCTAGCTAATTTATCATGTACTTTTTTAGTTATGTTTACGGCATTTTCTTCTAACTTTTTTGCTGCTTGAGACGATATTTTAAATTGTACAACAATAGAAACATTACCATCTAAATCAACTTTAGTTCTATTTTTGTTAGGAGATACAGAAATATACTTACGGAAATTTTGCTCATTCTTTATGCTTAATATTTTATCAGACCCAGGGACCACATAAAAGGTAGGAAACCTACCTCCCATGTCTGACTTCATTTTATCTTTCCAATTAATCATTTCATAGTTAGATATTTTTTCATCTAACTGAGTAATTGCATCTTTTTTATAAGCTTCTGCCGCTCCTTGACCACTAAACATCCAATCTGTAAAACTGGCTGCACTAAATGCTGTGTTAAACTGACTTCGTAAATCTTTTTTACCAAGGTCTGCTCCTGGAGTTAAAAGTCCTCTTTCTTCAGATGTTAGTCCAAAAACATCACTAAATTGATCTTTTGATAAAGTAGCTGTAGCCTGTGTTGCTGTTGTTGCTGCGGCACCGCCCCCTAGTATTTGTTTTATTTCAACAGGGGCTAGTGTTCCTTCTCTTTCAAATTGTTTTGTAGTTAGTGTAGGAAGAAAAGAATCTGCGACCCCTTGAGGTAAATATTCGGCTATTTCTTCTAAAGAAGCTACAGCATCAGGAGCACTTGTTGGAAAGCTGAATTGCTTTTTTTGTTGACTAGTTAGAGGCTTAAACTGAGCACGCTCAAAATAATCTGATACAAGACGTCCCAAAGTGTTTCTAAGTTGTTGGCTTTTGTTAGCATCTTTTCTAGGTTTAGCCGCTTTATTTAAAGCTCTAGCGTGATCAAGGAGTCTCATTTCTCTGACTCCTTGGCTTTTATAAATAGTCTGTATTTCTGCTATTACTTGTGCTTTGGAAGTAATAGGTGCTCTAGCCATTATTCAATTATCCTATATAAATCTAAAACTCTTTT